AAGGAGTGGCTTTGCTACATCGGTTTGTCAAAGACTCCCGTGGTGAGGATGTCTTTGCAAAGTTCCCACAGCTTTATGCGCAGATCAACAGGGTTTTAGCTCCTCAGAAGGCGCCTGTATCAAGCAAGTTTGCTGAGAAGTATCCTAATCTTGTTCGGTCTGTTGAAGGAACCTATAAGCCAGCGAGTGTCGATGACATTGATTCTTTGAAACGGGCTATTAACCGGGCTATTGGAAGCACTAACGATCCCGATCAGCTTCGACTGTTAGCTGAACTTCGCCGTAACTTTGACAATGCTCTGGGCACTGTGGATCAGGACTTTGTTACACAATACAAGGCTTTAGATCGACAGTATGCTGAACGAGTGGGTATGCCCTTCAGTGAGCAAGGTGTTGTCAGTGTTAATAAAGCCAAGTTCGTTGAGAACACGGTTCCTTATCTGACAGAAAAGCCCTCGGCTATTCGCTCTGTTTTGGCTGCTTCAGACAACTCTCCAGAAGCCCTTAAAATCATTGAAGATGCTTTCTTGTTTAAGGCTGCAAAGACTGCTTCAATCGTGGCTCCGGATGGTTCCTTGAATCCCTTGCAATTACGTCGCTTCATTCGAAATCACAAAGAAGCTATCGATCAGGTTCCGGGACTTGAGCAACGTCTTTCTAGCTTGGTAAACGATGTTACTGTGTTAAAAGACACCCGTGCTCGGATTCTGGAAGAAAAGAAGAACGCTTCTGTCCAGCTCTTGGAAAGTGTTTGGGATACATCTCAAAGGACTTCTGGTGGATTCTATGGTGCTGTGCAGAATGCACTGACTCGTCCAGACGATCTTAAGGCACTCATGAACACGGCTGCTACCGATCCTGCCTTACGCTCAGGGTTAAAGGCTGCTGTGTTGGATATTGGTCTGAATCGCCCTGATCGTGTAGGCTTCTATACGGACAATAAACAGACTGTCGATGCTTTGTTTGGCTCTGGGCATTCTGAGCGTGTACGACTGCTCTTTGAGGCTGGGGATCGGTTAGATAAGTTCCCTGTACGGGCTAAGATCAATCCTTCTTTGACCCAGAAGACTGCTTTTGAGGCTGCTACGGGTTCTCGTCCGGAGCAAGTTGCTGGAGATATCCGTAACCAGATTCTGAGTGGTTTCCGAGTGTTTGCCAACTTCATGTCCCGCTTTGGACAGAATCGTGCAACCAAGGCTGAAGAGGCTGAGATCAAAGAATTCTTAGCTAATCCGAAGGCTGTGGAAGATGCTTCTGCCCTTTTAGCAGAACTTGAAAAACAAGGAAATACTTTGTCTGACAAAGCAAAAGACTTGTTTAAGAGGCTTGTGAAGAATACTGCTTCTGCCGGAATGTTCGGTGGCTTGGCAGGTGTCGGCGCAGGAGCGTTAAACGAAGGAGAATAAATGATCCTAGAAACCCTTGGTGGAGGGCTACTGGGAAGCATCTTCGGGGGCTTGTTCCGACTCGCTCCCGAGGTGCTCAAGTGGCTTGACCGTAAAGACGAGCGACTACATGAACTAAAGATGTTCACCCTACAGACTGACCTTGAGAAAGTCCGTGGTGAGTATCGAATGGAAGAGAAGTATGTTGACTTCAGTAAGGCCAGTGTTGATGCCATTGGTGAGGCTTTCAAGCAGCAAGCTAAAGCCGATAGCAAAGCACATAAATGGGTTGCAAGCGTTTCTGCTTTGGTTCGTCCTGGCATTACTTGGTTGCTCTTTGGACTGTATACTACTGTTAAAATAGTCAGTATCTGCTATGCGGTTAACTCTGGCTTACCTGCTATGCAGATAATGCAGGAGGTTTGGACTCCTGATGACTTCAGTATGCTGATGATGATCCTTACATTCTGGTTCATTGGTCGGAGCATTGAGAAGCGTGAACACCGCTATTGAACTGTGTAAGAACCTGCTAATCAAGCCCTTTGAAGGATGCGCCAGAGTGCTCCCCAACGGGCTTGTACAGGCTTATCCTGACCCTGGTACTGGTGCAGCACCTTGGACGATTGGATGGGGCTCTACAGGTCCTGGCATAGGCCCTGATACGGTCTGGACAATGCAGCAATGCGAGAAGGGCCTAGATGAGCACATGATCTACTTCTACCGTGGTGTCATGAGGCTCTGTCCGGGCCTCAGAGGACAACCAGATAGACGGATCGCTGCTGTGGTGTCTTGGGCCTATAACTGTGGTCTAAGGAACTTAGAGATTAGTACCTTCAGGAGAAGGATCAATGAACAGGACTGGGAAAGAGCAGCCCAAGAGTGTTTGAGGTGGAACAAAGCAGCTGGAAGGGTCTTACGAGGACTCACACGGCGAAGACAAGTAGAAGCAGAACTTCTGAAATAACAAAGCCCCTGTCAAGGAACCTTTATAGGAACCTTGCAGGGGCTTTTTCATTTACTCTTCGAAAAACTCACCGATCAGGATCATCAGGAAGGGAATCTTGATGATTAGGCCGATAAAGCATACCGTGACTTCCTTATCGTCTTCTCCAATCATACAGTAACGATTGATCTCGTTATGTTCGATGTCGAAGCCGATACCAAGTCTAGGCTGGATAAGCCAACTCATGGCAGTTCGCAGGCACCAGCAGTGCAGGACAGTGTTTGTACACCTTCTACATTGTCAGTACCTTCCTTGAATGCTTCCCAATCAATGCCTTGAGGCATAGCAGCCTTCAGTCGCTCATACTCCGCAGCATCAATCGTTTCATACGGGGCTTGCTTATAAGTCCCTCCGTCCATAGGTAAGAAAGACACACCCGTAATAGCATCAAAGTTCTCCCACACCCAAGCACCGACAGCAGGCCACTCACGCTCAGTGACGCTGATAGTCACCGAAGGCTTGTGCTCACAGTAGTGCGTCTGATACAGCAACCACAGACGAAGATGCTTGATGGCATCCAAGTCTTCCCGCAGCAAGGCACCTTCAGCAACCTTCATCGGGAAGCTGAAGACTGTTGTGCTGTCAGGCTTATAGAAGTCAGGCTCCGAAGGGAATCCTTGAGACTTCAGGAAAGCCGTCAGGGGGTCTTTGTTGTCAGATCGTACACGACGAATATAATACTGAGCGTGTTGAGGATGAATGCCACTAGCAGTGCCCGTGAGCTGGGAGACTGTACCCTCAGGCTTAATAGCTGTGATAGCAGCACTCCGGTTGATACCAAGATAATCAGCAAACTCAGCATTGACAACAACAGCGTACTCACGAAGTTTCTCCAAGTTAGCAGGCAGTTCAGGATCATCAGGATTGTTCATCCGAGGATTGTCCAGAATGCCTGTCATTGACACACCCAACAGACGCTCTTCTTCAGTGTTCGTCTGCCACACCTTCCTCAAGTACGGAAAGTGCGTAAGCGTTGACTGAAATGTTCCCAGAATAGTTGCAATACGCACTTTACGAGCAAGAGCATCCCAATCATCATCACTACGGACAACGACAGAAGAAAGATTACAGAACTGATAAGGACGCAGAATAATCTCAGAACAGGGGTTAGTTCCCCATTCTTTGCCCAGTTCCCGACGACCGTTCCGAGATGCTTGAGTTTCAGAAGCATAACGATTAAAAATACCTCGCTCACCAGAATGTGATTCATAGATAGACGACCATTCACGCATAAACTGACCAACAGAAGGCTTGGTGTCGTACACCGCACTGTTGTTAGCCAATGCACGCTGAGTGTTGCCGTCCCACCAGTTGCCTGCCTTAGCGTGTGCCATACGGTCATCGCTCAGGTCAGACAGACTAATCATTGCTGAACGGCGTACCCCGCCCACAACCACGACTTCTCCAATCTTGCAAAGAATGTCGTGTGCTTCCAGGCTTGTGAGTTTACGTCCAGCAGCGCCTTTGAACTTTGCAACTGTGTACTTAAAGAGGTCGTTGAGGGGTTCAGGCCCACTAGCACGACCCCCAAAGGTCTTGAGCCGTGCCCCCGCAGGACGAACCGATGACACATCCCACTTAGGAATCTCTCCTGCATACAGCAGTGCGATAACCTGTCGGAGTGCCTTTGCCCAGCCTTCCTTGGAGTCGCGCACAACAACCACAGTGTTAGAATCAAACAGCGTATCCGGCACTTCAGGCAGTTTGTTGACATACTTTTGCTCCACACTGAAGCCTACACCTGTACCGCACAGCAGGATGTACATGGCCTCATCAAAGGCTTTAGGATCGTCGATAGGCAGATAGGAGCAGTTATAACCTGCTACATTCTGTCGCTCCAAGGCTTCACCAGCCGTCATGATAGCACGCATGGAAGGCATTACCTCCAGTCGCTCCACCGCACCCTGAAGCTCTTCGCGCAACTCAGTGCTCATGACAAAGTTGTGTTTG